TGCACAAGTACCATCGTCTTGTGTTGCTAGTGGGTCAAACTCTTGATAAGCAGGATCTGTACATCCTAAAACGGGGGCTACTCCACTACATGGAGTACCATTCACTACTCCTGAATATGCTGTAGATCCAAAGTTAGGATCAGGTAATTCCCATAAGATATTGCCATTGCAATCATATATAACAACATCGCCATCTACAGTACCACCAGTTGTTGACCCAGCTAATCCATCTCCATAAGAGTCGTTAAAAACTAACTCACCACCAACACCACTAACACAAGTAGTATATGTAAATGTTTGTCCTATATCGTTAAATGTGTAAGTACCTTGAGCAATGTTAAACAATAAGTTTCCGTTTGACTGATCTACAAACAACCAAGATGTCTCACCTGGGTAGCTATCTAATGTCACCTCAATAGTTATTTCAAACTCCCCCGGAGGGCATGCACTAACACCAGTATTAACACAAGATCCATCATCTGATGTTGCCCATGGATTATAAGATATGGAGTTTGGGTCTGTACATCCAGTTATACATGAATATGGTATATATGTTATTGTATCTGATTGTGATCCGTTAGCATAGTTTATGACCAAATAATGCTCTACAGACCAGTTTGGTGGCATATTAGGTGTTCCAGCGAATAAACCAATGCTACTATATGTTTGACCATATGGGACGTTGTATGGATAAGTGAATGGTCCGAATCCTGCTGCATTTGAATACTCTACAGAAACAACATCTTCATTGCAATTAATAGTGTCATTCCACCACTCATATATAATAAGTGTTTGACTTCCTCCGTTGATACATTGTTGAAATGCATTAGTGCTATCGAAACTGCAAGGTGATTGTGCAAAATTAATAAATGGTATAACACTTAGTAGTAATAATAAAAACTGTTTCATGCCTTATTGTTCTGTGTTGTTTGATTTGAATATTTTACCAGCTTCTGCAATTCCGAAACTTCCTAATGTAATCCATAAAAATGAATTGTATATAAATTCATTAATTACTAAATCACCCCCACCCCATCCAGTAACGACATCTGCTACTGCAAATATTACCATTACTGCAAATGAAGCAAATCCAACTACACTTTTTTCGTTGATATCATTGTCGTCTTTAAAGATATTACCAAACGCCATAAGTTTTCCTTTAATGTTTAAAAGTAACTTGTTCATAATATAAAACCTTTTTTTTTGTTTATAATTTATAATTGTTTTAACATTTCTACTAGTTCTGGTTGCGGAAAACAATCGAACTTATCTTTACGAACATTAGTGTGTGTCCATAGTCCAAATTGCTTAGCATTATATGCGTCTGAGTTAAATTCAAATGCATCTGCTGGGGCAACTCCTTCTTTCAATAGTTTTGGTAATCCATTTACCAAATCCATTTTAGGATAAATATCACGTAGGTGAAGAATCAAGAGCCGTAAACTCTCAATTTGTTTATTTGAATATGCGTGCCAATATTGGTGTCCTCTAAACTTATAACCTAAGTCGCAAACAAACTCCGGCTGAACTTCTGTATTTACATATGTATAATATTTGTCGCCTTTCTTTTTGAGGTATCCAAAGTTATTAAGCTCAACACCACCAGACATCTTAGAAATTTGGAAATTGCCTACTTTACCTAGGTGCCATCCTAAGTAGTTGTTAGGAAAACATTCTACAACTACACCATCATATTTAGCTTCCTTACCTTTGACGTTTGTTCCACCGATACAGTATTGAGTAGCAACTCTACCTCTCTTATCTCTATTCCAATTACTCACAGTGTTAAAAGGATTATCCCAACCTGCTGTATGATGTATAAAGAATCCTAAAGGTTCTATTTTGCCATAATCTCTAACGTACTCATCTTTATCTAGATATTGTCGATCGATTGTTAATCCATCTTTAGTTGTATATTCTGATTCTTGTGCGGAAATTTCGTTGTCAGTATCAATACCTATAACTTCCCATGTTTTAGATCCTACTACCCCATCAGCAGTTAAATTATTATCTTTTTGAAATTTTTTGACTGTGGATTCAGTCCCTTTACCAAATATTCCATCGTCTGTTATGCCCAATGCTCGCTGTAATTCTTTGACTAACGACCCTTTTGAGCCTATTTTTAATAACATATTTAATCCTTTAATAATAAATATGTATCGTTTAAAATTAATCTATAAATTTTTTATTTGATTCGGGATCGTGTTGTATATATCCGCCCCATTTATATTTAGCATATTCATGGCCAGACCGTTCAGCCTTTATTCGTGATTCACCATTAGTTGATGCTGAAGCAAAGTGATAGAAATGTAGATTATATAATCGAATTAGAGCTAAACTATTTAAATTTGCTTTTAAAAAGAAATCCCAATCTGCTACCATTCCCAATTGATAGTTTTCATCCCATCCGCCAATTTTTAAATAGTCTAGCTTAGACATGAATATTGGTAATGTTGAACCAAAACCATCTTGTTTTTCTTTAGATATATATTTTTCATATTCCCAAAATTTATTCAAGTTAAATTCATCTACAGTTTTTCCCAGATCATTAATATGGAATTGGGAAAACATACTAGGGAATGGTTCAATTTGATTAGGAGAAATTATAGCTCCAGATACCCAATTTAACTGTAAAATAATGTCCCACTCTGTAGGAAACACATTGTCATCATTAACAATTAACACTTTGTCATAGCGGGCATTCATTACGCCTAAGTTAGTTCCCTTACATAAACCAACGTTTTGTTCTATATTGAGAATGTCAATATGTTCACTATGCTTATTTAATACTTCATTATTTATATCATAATGTCCATCGACTACAACTATAATTTGATTTTTATTCTGTTGTCCTTTTATCGCAGACTCTAAACATAAGTCTAAATACTCTGGAGATTTATATGTTGGTATTATTACTGATATCATAACGTATATGCTTCCCAATTGGTTAGTGGTGATAGCCAAGCTGTCTCTCCATGTGTAGCATAACCTGGTAATGGTGTTATTAACAACTCCCCTTGCTGTCTTAACTCTAAAAACATTTGAAAATCATCTGGGTGTGTTCCTGACGTATGTTTTCTCAATGTTGCTTCTACTCGTTTCAATGTAGACACTTTTGCAGCAAACGTCATAGTTGTGCTATTGGTTATTTTCCAATGACAACTGTTAGTTAGATATACTCTCGTATCTTCACCACCGCCTTGGCAATATGGATTACCTCCTTTGCTTGGATCAAGATATTTATCCGGATGATCATATAATGCTACAAATGATGCTCCTAACGCAAATCCTTCTTGCATTATCTTTACAGACTCTGGTTTGTGTATATAATCATTTTCAATAAAATAAACTATATCATCATCCTCATATTTTAAAGCTTCGTCTAATGCCAAATTAAATGTACCAGCTCCATGTCCCACCGAAACAGATTTAACTTTACTATCGCCTAAATGAAAAGACGTTGTTACTGCTTTCACCATCTTCATAGTTTCATCACTACAATTATCAGCAATAACTAACCAATCTTCTCGTTCAAATTTTGTTGATGCATTTACTAAACATGTTTCATTGTCTATATAATTTGGTTTCTCTTTCTTATAACCAGCATCCGATATTCTATAAATTATTTTCATTTAATACGTTCTATAATTGTAAAGCCATTATTGTTAGTAAATCGTTCTTTTAATTTCCATGTATCTGCGTTTGTATCTAAAAATTCAGTAACAGCATCCCATAGACCCTTTTCCCATATTAATTCATCTGAATATGAATTTTCTGAAGTAGTTGGTTCGCTATGATGTTCATATGAAGTTGTGTCATGGAAACATATGTATTTTTTTACCTTATCGGAATGTTTTTTTAATTCAGCTGTTAATTGATTATAATGATGCCATGTATCAATGAATAGTAAATCAGTTTCTTCAATATCAATCTTCAAAACATCAGCTTCAATAAACTCAAAGTCTATGCCATATGCTTTTGCAGTTTCCTCAACATCATTAATATTGCCACCCCAGTTACTTGGATTTTGTAAATCATATGAAATTAATTTTTTCTTAGGAGCAGCTGCTAACCAACCCCATGTAGATAAAATACTACGAACTCCCATTTCAGTAATATGATCACATTCTTGTCCATATCTTATTATTGTTGGGAGATGCTCATTAATATCAGATTTAGTATTATATAATTGATTTACTTTTTCTTCTAAATTTATCATAATATTTCCTTAATTGAATTTAACATATGTGTATGACTATGTCCTAATTTTGCTCTTCCATTTATACCATTAATATATATATTAGGTAAATGATGAATTAGATTATCTTCAAATTCACTTATACAAATTAATTTTTTCATATCACAGAATTGATATATATCTGTATTTACTTTACATTTTACACTATATTGTGATGGTCCAAAAAATTTAGTAAAATCATATTTATTTCCTATATCTAATAACTGTTCTTTTGTTAATATAAATGTAGCTTGATGTATATTAGTAAAATGTGCAAACTTTTTATTATCATATTCTTCTACACTGTTACTATCCCATTTGTAATGAGCGTGATATGCTGGATAATATTTACCTGTTTCATTTTCTTCGTATTGTATTAATCCGGTTATCCTATCTTTTGGTAAGATTTTATTATATTCTAAATACTTGTCTACATGATGCTCTTTAAATAAATGATCATTTTCCCCAAACATAAAAATATCAAAATTATTCCTATAATCCCATATTACCTTTCTACATGTTAATGGTAATAGTTGGTAATCGTTTAGTTTTATTACATTTAAATTATCAATACCGTTAATCTGATTTAATGGGATATTAGAATTAACTATAACGGTTACATTATATTTTTGAAATCCCTTTAACTCAGTAACAACTTGTTGTAAATAATTTAATTGTTCGTTACCATAGTTAACTAATACTGCTAATATATTCATCCTATTCCCTTCCAAGTTGCTCCATTACCAGTATAAAAATGATTAACTGATATAGATGATTCGTAAATATAATGTTGATGTTTATCTATCATATCTTTTGCCCAATATCTATCTTCTTTGCCTGGATATTGTTCTGGCATTGGATTATTAACTAAAACAGCTTTTTCATAAAAACAAAATGCATTGTGAAGAAAATAACGTTGTTCTATTTCCGAATACATATCCAATGTTTCTTCTTCAGAAAAATGACTCCATATATATCTTTTCGATATTTTTTTGCCTTTATATATAGGAATTTGATTTCCAAATACTGCTACATTTCTGTTTTTAAAATGCATTACAACTCGTTCAAGATTCATGTTAGTAATCTGAGCATGAGCTGACAATACTAAAATATAATCATTAGAACATTGTTTAACACCCATATTAATTGATTTGCCAGGCGTATAGTCGTCAATTGATATAATTTTAATTGTAGTTCGATCTTTAAATAAATTGACAATTTCTAATGAATCATCAGTAGATTTATTATCTACTATTATGATTTCTGGTTTTTTGAAATGATCTAAACAAGATTGAATAGCAAATCCTATAAACTCAGCCTCGTTTCTATTTCTTATAATAATGCTAATATTATCCATCGAATCTACCTGTATAATTTAGTCTTGAATCTAACTCAAAATCTTGATAATCTAGTCCATTATCAATCATCATATCATTTCGTAATTTTAAGTATTCAGATAAGTCATTTAATTGTTCTGGAAGTATTGCAAATTTATTGTCTCTTCCTGGCAATTCATTATCTACCGTAAAATGTTTTTCAATTGCATGTATTCCAAATTCCATTGCAACTTTTGCAGATTCAACACCTTGCATATGATCTGAATATCCAACCCATTTAAACATTTTATTTAATTCTTTTAATTTTAAAATATTTGCATTTTTTGGATGTAATGGATATGTTGAAACACAATGCATTATACACGTTTTATTAATATCAATAATACGTGCTAACTCTTTAACTTCATCCCATGTAGTAGTTCCAATTGATATATATACTTTATCAAACACATCCATACATTTTTTAATAAGTGGATAATTTCTACTTTCAAATGATGGTATTTTTACACATTTTGTTGTTACTTGTTTGTATAACTCAACATCTTCCAATGAAAATACGGATGACATAAATTCGATATTATTATCATCGCATACCTGTTTAAGATATTTATGGTCAGCTAATGTTAATTGAGCTTTTTCATATATTTCACGACGACCATCAGTATCCCATACTCCAGGTTTAAGATTACTTACTGACCATGATTGAAACTTTGCATGTGTGGCTCCATTTGTCGAAGCTTCAATAATCATTTGTTTTGCTAATGCCATATCTCCCATATGGTTCCATCCTATTTCTGCTATAATATTCATAGTCGTTCTTTTGCTCGTTCTAAATCTTGTTGGTAATGTATATCGGTTGCATCATCTTTTATACATCCTATTCTTTTTGAAACATTACTGTTTAGTAAATGATCATATTTAAAAATTCTAACAGATCCACTCCGTTTAAATGATGGCTCAATTGTAATCAAATCGTCATAGTTATTATCTATCATATAATCTACACAATAATCAAAAGTATGTTCTCTATCTGGATGATCAGGTTGTAAACAAACTATTAGATCATATTTAGTTGTGGTATTTTTTAATATGTCAATATATACGTCGGTTACCTCTGCATCCTTAAGTAAATGAGTCGGGCGTTCTGTAAACCCTACTTCGTTATCTAATGCTATTTTTAATACGTCATCACTCTCTGATGAAATCATAATTTCAGGATTGTATTTACTTTGCTTAGCATATTCAATTGAGTATTCAACTAATGTTTTACCTTTAATTTTTTGTATATTTTTTTTAGGTAATCTAGTTGAATCTGTTTTTGCTGGTATTATTGTTAATATCTTCATAATTTATTTATAGCCCATTTATATGCTCTGGTTTGACCTTCGATCGTCATTCCACCAGTATGTGGTGTAACTATTATATTTTCTCCTTGATTCATTGCTTGTATAATAGGAGATGCTTGTAAGTCGTCAAATTCATTTTCAACTACATCTGCACCATAACCTGATATAACTTTATTTTCCAATGCTTCTACAATATCTTTTTCGTTAACTATTTCACCTCTACTGGTATTAATAATATATGGAGATTTTTTACTATATCCAAGTAATTCTTTATTAATTATGTACTTCGTTTCATCAGTAACATGAACGTGTAACGATATAACATCACATTGTTTGAACATATCTGTTAACTCGCAATACGTATTAAGTAAAAATGCATCATCCATTTCATCTCGTTTATATGGATCATATACTTTTACATTAGCTCCAAAAGCTTTGCAATAATTGTACATCATCTTTCCTAATCGACCGTAACCAATGATACCTATTGTTAATGATTTAACTTCTCGTCCTATAAATGGTATATAGTCCCAATTATATTCAGAAACATGTTGTTTGCTTTGTGGTATACTTCGTAACAATGACAACATCAGTCCAAATGCTAATTCAGATGTTGATGGTAACTGTTTAATTAATTCATAATCTTTAGTTAAAGACAAAATTTTAATGTTTTGTTTCTTACAATATTCAACGTCGATATGATTCATACCAGTTGAACATGTATTGATTAAGTTAACATTGGTTCCTTGTAGTAGCTCTTCATCAATTTTATATGTTTGTTGATTTGGATTACAAACTATAGTATCAATATTACGTTTTAATAGTAAATTTCTAACTTGTTCTTTTGATGATTCTTCACGAAGATATAACTCGTCACTTTTATTTATAAGTAATTGTACGATTCCGTCTAAATGATATACTGGTGTTATTACTGCTATTTTCATTTTTTATTTTGTATGTTTAAACAAATTTCCTGAATTACTTCGTTTGTGTTTTTTCTAATTTTATAATCTAGCAATTTTTCTGCCTTTGTAATATTAGCAAATCTAACTAATATTTCTTGATAATTTCCAAATATTTTTTCAGCTGGGACAAATATTATGTCTGATTGATTTTTAAAATAATTATTAATATATTCCGCAGTAAATTTTACTGTAGTTTGTTCATCGGTTCCTAAATTTATAATTTCACCATTTGTTGTTTGTTGATTATTTAAAATACTTACAAAGCCAGATGCTATATCATTTGCGTGAGAAATTGATCTAGTTTGCAATCCATCACCATGTATTACAATGTCTTTACCTTGAGATGATAATTTAGCAAATAATGGAATATGTCCTCCACTCCATGTTGTTGAAGACCGTTTAGAAGCACATCCAAAGATACGTATCACGGTGCACTCTAATCCTTGTTGTTGAAAGGTATTTAGTATGTGTTGTTCACTATACCATTTTGATAAAGCATATGAATATCGAACATTAGTAGGAGCACCCATTGTTATGTTGTCATCTTCGCAAAATGTTTTTGAATTACCGTATATATCACTAGTAGATGCAAATATAAACTTAGTTTTATGTTGCAAACAACGTTGAACTAAAATCTTAGTCATATGATAATTTGTATCTAATATATCTGCAGACAACACACTACCATCCCATGCTTTTTTTAATGATGCAAAATGATATATAACATCATATTTTGTTTTATATTTGTCAATATTTTCTACTTTGTCATGTATAAATTTAAAATTTTTATTTTTTATAGCATCTGACAAATTATTTAAAGTCCCATATGATAAGTCGTCAATTCCATCAACCATATGTCCTGCTTCAATTAATAGATCTGTTGTATGACTACCGATTAATCCTGCAGCTCCTGTAACTAATATTTTCATATATTAAAACTTTTTAATGGGCCGGATGATATATCGTGATGATAATAGTCCCATATTAATGTATCTTTGTAATTATCTTTTATTTGTTCGAAATCATTTACTATATCTTCATAGTACCAACCCCATCTTTCTGTCCATGCATCAAAATTAGAATATTTTCCAAAATGATATTCATTACCTCTTCTTGCTCCCGGTGCAGACGATTGATCTATACCATATTTTGTTTTTAATTGTTGATCGTTTAACGTATACAAATCAGGCAATATTAAACATGGATAATTTTTATAATTAAATTGCATAGCAATATCGGGTAACCATAAGTGAAAATGATAATCAGTTGTAGGTTTGATAACCTTATTCCATTTATCAATATTGATTCCAACTGATGCCCACATTGGAAATTCTACTATAAATGGCGTTTTCCAAATATCTTGTTTTAATAACTGACCTTGTTGTCTCGGACATAACCATCTACTAGTTCTGTCATGAATGGATAAATGACACATTCCAATCATACCTAATGGTGATTCGCCTTGTGTAAATCTATTGTATGAATCTCCGGTGTAATTACCTTTATCTAATACATTGAATCCTATAAGTCCAAAATTGTCTAATAAATTTTCTTGTATTCGATTACTTATAGAACAAAAGAAATCTTTAGTTAATGGGTAATGATCATGCTGAAAACATATTATCCACTTACAGTTAGGTCTATTTTCATTAATAAAATCAACTAATGTTTGGGTAGCCATTTGAACACCTCTAGATTTATTTTCTAGAAAAACAATATTGTGATTTTTGCAAATAGTTTTACCCTTTTCGATTTCAGCATCACAAGATTTATCATCAACATTTATAAACTCAAATCCTTCAGTATTAATATTGTTTAATACTTCGCCTTCTAGCATATCATAGTTATTTCTAGAAGATACATATATTATTAGATTATCTTTATTCATTTATACATCCTTTTATATAATTTAAAAAACATTGAGTACTATTAAAATCTTTACCGCCCTCTAACGTATCTTCGATAAAGTTTTCATTAGTTTCATAATCATAAAAAATACCTGTTTGGCCTGTACCTGGAATCAATGTAGTTGGTATTCCTAATTGTATAGGTTTTAAGGCTAAGGTACTAGGAGCACTATATACTTCTACACTTTGAGCAATTAATTTGTTATCGTCCTCTACATCATACACAATACTGTAATCTAAACTTTTGGGTAATATGCTATTTAAGTATTGTTTATTTTTTTGCATATTAAGTCCAATTCTAGATTTTAATTTTATCACTATAGGATATCTACTTTGTTGTTGTAGTGATAATAAATCAATTGAATCAAAAACTTGTTTATCAAATAGTTTAAAAAAAGTACCATTACCAGTAGATATTTGTCCTTCATGTCCTAAGTAGTTAATGATAACTAGTATATGTTTTTTTTCAATATTCGAATATGTTTTTAGTATATCATTTGCAGGTATGCCAATTGGTATTTGGTGATTGTGTTTAACTTCTTTTCGGCCGAAGACAAAACATCTATCATATGATTTACCAACATTTTTTGTTTCATAGTCGTGTTCCGTAACTCCATGGCTACATGCTAATACTAAACATTTTTTACGTTGATATATTTCTGATAACCCATTAAATTGGCGATTATCATCTGTAATAATTAAATCATATTTATCATAGTTTGTGTTTATACTCGTATATACATTATTAAAATACTGTAAATATTTTGTATCAAATTGATTTCTTAAATCAATATCTCCTGGCCATTGATAAGACGAATTCATTTGATACAACTTCATTAAATCTAAATTATAATATTTTGATAATTCAGAAATAATAGGATATATCCGTTCGCCAACACGATATTGTGTTGTTACAAATAAGATATTAACTGTTTTCATTTTATTGTTTAGTTAAAAATTCTTTAATATATGACTCAATACTTTGTTTTGGATTATATCCATATTTTTTAGTTTCACTAATATCTGCTAATGTAATTCTAGCTTCGCCTGCACGTGATGGTATATATGTTGTATTATCACTAAACATAGAAGCAATTTCATTAATTGAATAATTTACACCAGTACCTAAGTTATAAATTTCTCCGCTATGTTTATTTTTACTTAAACATATTAACCCATCACAAATATCATATACATGAGTAAAGTCTCGTCGTTGTTCCCCATCTCCAGTAATTGTTAAAGATTTATCATTTAAAGATTGACGCTCAAAAATACCAATAATTGTGGCATAGGTTCCTTCGGTTGGTTGTCGATCGCCGTACACATTGAAAAATCTTGCACATACTGTTGATATGTCATATAGTTCTGCATACATTTTTAGAATCTCTTCACCAGTATATTTAGTAAATGCATATGGATTTAACTTTGGTCCAGCTTCGGCTGAACTACTAGCAGCATACATAATTTTAGCTCCACATCTTCTTGCTAATTCACAAATACTTACAGTACCTAATACATTTGATTGAAAATATGAAACTGGATCTTCAAATGAAGGTTGAATACGAGCAAGTGCTGCCAAATGAAAGATCAAATCATATGATATGTTTTGATATTCTTCATTGTTAATATTGTTAATATCATCAATAATATAATTAACTCCATCGTGTTTATTGTTAATGTCACTCGAATCTGATGTCAAATTATCAATAACGGTTATTTCATATTCTGTAGTCTCTAATAGGCGCTTTACTAAGTTATAACCAATAAATCCTAAGCCTCCTGTAATTAATACTTTTGTTTTCATTTTATAATCCTTCATATAGTTTATTTTGTTGTTCTTGTTTTTCTATTACCTTATGATGACGGAAACACCACTCTTCATTTATTGGAAGATAACTTATTGTTTGATAACCGTCTAATACTTCATGAACTGGATTTTTCCATTTTATCTTGTTATCATTCTTGTAAACACGCCATTGAAAGTCTGGAAAATTTACCCATCCTTGATTGTTAACGTTCCAATTCCATTTATCTACATGTTCTTGTGTAAGTCCTTCTACCGTATTTATTCTTGGAACCTTTAATACATCAACGTCATTGTGTTTTAATACTTCAGGTATCATATCCAACATATACGTGGTAGGCATCTCATCAGCATCTATCTGGAATATATAATCTCCAGTGCAATTATCTGTTAGGTTATTTTTAAATTGAGAAAAATCTTTATTGAGTGGGAATTGAATAAACTTAATATTGTCTTTTAATTTCTGCCCAGCTAGATAAGTATATACAGCCCCATCAAGGTTAGTATTATCTTGTTGTATAACAATTTCATCTTCTTCACGTTTATTTTCTAATAAAAATGGAATTAGCTTTTGAATTTCTTCGAATTCATTACAGACGGTAATTGCGTAACTTATCTTCATATATATATAATATAAAATTTATATCAAAAATCCTATACTTTTTGTAGTTTCGGCAATTCTAATTTAGGAAGTTTTAATTCTACATGTTTTGGAATAGATTCAATTCCAGCGTCAATAATTTCTAATACTTCATCATACCGCTTCATAATAGCTGTTTCAGTAAAGTTACTATTAACAAAATATCGTTGTCTTTTTGATAACTCATTCCATTTCTTAGTATTCTTTAGTATATCAACAAACATTTTACTAGCATACCCATAATCAACTGTAAACCACTGTGCTTCTTTTAAAAGAAAGTCATTTGCTGCAGATTCATGTATATTTGTCATTGTTCCTGGTAATGCACATATAAATTCTTTTTTCAAGAAGTCTGACTGCCCGGAATAATGCGGAGCCATTATAGGCTTCCCAGTTGATGCAAATTCGAGTAATGGTCTTCCGAATCCTTCTGCCTTAGTAAATGATACCATTGCCTTTATCTTGGGATGATTATACAACGCATTCATTTCTGCATTAGTCAAATCACCGTGTAATAAATATACTGGAGGTAGTTTATGTATTTCATCCCCAAAAGTATTTCGTACTTGTTCTATCTTTTTTTCAATTTCCCAATGATCTGTTACACTATATGTTGCACCACTAGTTTTCAATACCAATGCTGGCTGGGTAGATCTTTGTTTGTCTTTAAATGACTTAAAGAAACAATGCACTGCGCCACTAATATTTTTTCGATCTTCTCCTAAAATACCTTGCAGCCAATGACCACATATTAAGAATGCATTCTTTTCTTTAATCGAATCTAATGCTGGTATTGATGTTGTTACGTTTTTATTGCTATATACAGTATCATCAAAATATTCTGAAATAACTTGAATATTTGTTGTTATAGGTTTGCCTGATTGTGCTGCGGTATCTTCAAATGTTTTCTTTGTGAATTCGCTTGGTACAATTATCAATTGCATCTGATTAATCGAATTAATCCAATCCGGATTACAAACACTTCCTTCGGTACCAGCGGTTACTCCTATATTATATTGACCAACAGCTTGAAATTCATTTGGTACTGTTATTTGTACCCAAATATCCGGTTTAGTCTGTAATGGTAATCCAATACATCGTTGTTTCCAATCATTTGGTATGGGATATGTAAACGGCGTATTACCCCATGGCATTGATAGTAGATTAATTTCCCACTCTTTGCCTTTTTTATCTATAAACTGTTTAATAATTTCTCGGGCATGGTGTCCGTAACCAGATTGTGTTGCGACTGGTGATGATATAACTACTTTTCTCATTATGATATTCCTATATTTTCGTATTGTTTTTCTTCTACTTTGTTAAATGTATATCTAGGACGTGTTATTGGTTGGCTTATTAACATGTCCATCATTTCAATCATTTTATTACCCATTTGCTCAGAAGTTAACCCATTCTCTAAACAAAACTCTCTTCCTGCTAAACCAGCTGCCTTTCTTTGTTCTGGCTCAGTAATATACCAATCGTATATTGCAACTGCTACATGTTCTGATTGAACTCGATCATCGAATATAAATGGTGTTGCTACAGATCCCTGTATTGATCTATTACTAGGAAATATTGGCTTCACCCATACTCCATGATCTGCATATTTTGCTTTATGATTAGTTGGAAAGTCTTGGGTGAATTCAATTAATTTCCCATGTTCATTTCTAAATCCACATTGATCTTGTAACCCACCAGTAACATTATTAATAATAGGAGTTCCAGATAATAATGCTTCAGTACTACTCAATCCCCATCCTTCATTGCTAGCTATATTAATTACTACATCTACTGAGTTATATACTGCGTTAAGATCTTGTATTGGGAGTTTTGCTTCAGAAAATACAATTTTACAATTTGGAGCAATGTGTTTTGCTACTGCTCTTAAGTCTGTTCCATTTGTGTCAACTGCTGAGGTATGCATCAATAACATTGTTTTAGATCGCTGCTCTTCTGGTAACATATCATTAAACAATTTAAATGCTAATATTACATCTGCTGGTTGTTTTCTTCTAATATTCCGATTATTCCAAAACACTACAAATTCAGCATCATTCTTTGTTTTTACTTGTTCTAATATTTTAACATATGCCGGGTCATTGTCTGGAAGTGGTTTATATATATTGTGATCTAATCCATGTGGTACATAACCAGTAATAATGCCATTAGAATTAGAATTAGATTTTGAATCATAATCATATACCCCAAAACCGTTCTGTTTAAGAACTTCTCTATGTATATTATCTGATTGCTTACTGATTCCCATAATCAAATCACAACTGCCGTAATAAGGGGCGTTCCACATTGGATATGGGAGATCATCCCAAATTGAATAATATGCTATTGGGATTCCATATGTAGTTTTAATCTCATGTTCTAATGAATATAACCATATCCAATATCTAGGATCTGTAAAGTGTAAAATTACATCTGGTTTTTCTTGATTAATTATAGAAAATAATACGTTTCGATCACCATACCCTGTCCATGGAATAACTTTTACATCAGCATCAGCTACACCAGTTTCTTCCTGAATCTGTTTTGATACATTTTGTGCTTTGCCATGCTCTGGATGTTGTAATGCAGCTCCTAACTGTATCCAATCATAATGATGTACTGTTTTTAAAATAATTTCGCGACTAATAGTTCCGATGCCGCTAGGTAATCGAAAATCATCGGATAATAATAAAATTTTCTTTTTTGTAGATTTGTTGTTGTCTATTGTTTGTATTTTTGGTAACTCCATTTAAACTCCTTATAACTTTTATATAAATATCAACCAAGTAAAACTACCGGCTTTTTTTGTTTATTAATATTACTATATGCTGTTTTTAAAAACGGATCCATTGTGGATTCATTTGTCATAATAATCATATAATCACAATTTTGTGCAATAAGTTTCATTCTGTGGTGTAATTGACTAAAGTGATATGATTTACCATAATATGTCTTTGGCATTGCCGAATATAGATTATATCCTGAATATGATGGATTATATTCTTTATAATTCATTCCAAATTCTAATGTATATTTTCTAATCATACTATTAGCCCCCTCAGAACCACCAGCGCCTATGATTACAACTTCATCGAATTTACTTTTTAATCCTTGCAGCGTTTCTTGAACTTTACGTCGATTCTGCCAATTCTTATTTCCTATAACTGCAACGTTAGTCGTATTTTTCATATGCAAACTTAACTGTTTTTGGATAATGCTTATATGCTATGCGTAAACCAATTTCTAATAATTTTCTATTCTGTTTCGTGTTAGGTCCGGTAATGTCAGTACATAAAGTATATTCGCACTTTGCATATCCGACACTATGTGATTTGTGTTTACTCAAAACAAAATCATATACATATACGTGTTTATGTTTATGTGGTTTATACATATATTATATAATATAAAAAACTATTCTCGAATCCTATTTTCTTTAGGACAATTTTCATAATCAGTTTTAAATGGACACCACTTACAATGTTTAGCCCCCTTACCGGCTAATGCCAAATACTCTCTTTCTTTATTCTTATTTCCAGCTTCGTCGAAACATGTTTCTATAAATTCATCTATACGCTTTTGTATTTTTTTCTGTGTAACTGTACCCGATGCTGGTTGATGTTGCTGAACCCGTTTTTGAGGAAACATTGAATTCTCCATTAGCTTTCGCTTAACTATGAAAAACTCTACATTGATATTTTCCTTAGGAACACCATATTGTTCTGAGAAATATGTTTTATATGTAACTAATTGAGCTGACTTTAATGAGTCTGCTTTTTGATATTTATTCCAACCCATTCTGCTAGTTTTTATATCAAAAATTTCTATAGTATTAGTAGGTTTATGCCGTAACACTAAATCCATAAATCCGTACCAATAAACTGATGAATTCTTTTGAGATGCTGGAGTACATAATTCCATTTCTATTCCTAGCAACTCATAATCACGACTTGAAAAATATTGTCCTCTACGCTTTTTGAACCAATCTAATATAGCAACACCATCTTCATGATATTCTGCTAATTGTAATGGATTCGAAAAATGCTCACCGTTACGATCAGCAACACATTTACTGTATTCAATTTTAAGATTTTCCATTAATAAGTCTGGTAAATCTATTGCATCTGCTTTCTTTACAGACTCAGTATACATAACCGTTAGAAAGTGTTGCAGTGTCTCATGGAATGCAGTTCCAAAGACAGTATCAATAGATGCCGTGAATGGTGCTAATCGATCAATGTATGCTAACTTCCAATTCAATGGACATTTTTCATACATTGACCATTGTGAATATGAAATTCTAGTTGGCACCGACTTTGGATCTCTTACTGACAATCTATAAACCGGACTAATATAATTTACGTTTTCTTTACTCATCAGATCCATTTAATGTGAAACTAGTATTATATAATACACAATCTATTAATTCAGACATTCGATCATTAATCATCTCATAAAATTCATCACTGCGATCTTCGTCCTCATCATTTAGTAATAGTAAATCTTCTTCGGTTGGTTCATATTCATCCCAATCATCGCCGAATTTATTATATGATGCAGCACCAATAAAATTCATCCCCTCATCTTCCCAATCAATTAGTAGACTAGCATCCGGATCCATCTCTGAAACATGATTATAGATTCTCTCAAATAAACCATGGGCTGGACTCCATGCTGAAGTTATGTTTAAATTAATTTCTGATTCGTCGATATCGATATCTTCAAAAGATATCCATTTTGCACCCAACTTGTCAATATAATCATCCCTTGTTTGTTCTACATCAGGACATATTATGTTAAAATATGAATCTTGTAGTTTCGTGATTCGTTGCCAATATGTAGTTACAGAGTCATCTGTATCGGGACTATTCATCCATTTATCATATTGCAAAATATCGGATTCAAATTTACGACACGCTTTTTCATCTTCGAATCGTATATGAATATTAGTATAAACATGATTTGCCATATTACTTCTTTTATTATTAATATAAGAAAAATATTGCTAATAACCTAATTTATTTTTGTTTAATCCATTTGTTATTACTATCTAACGTAAACGATCCAATATAAGGTTTATTCCATTCATTAGGCGCAATTAAAGAAAGGAATGGTTCATCCCCTTTGTAATATAAATGATATGTTTCGCCAATAATTGGCTCGAAAGAATATTTTGCATTATATACAAGATCATTCCATTCAAACTCATCTACCAATTGTTCATATTGTTTTTTGAGTTCTTCAAACCTAGTTTTAAATTGGTGATTAACTTTTGTTACACTTCGTTGTTTCCATAGATCTACATCGTCTTTGCGTATAGCTGGTGCACCTACGTTTGTAGTATACGGCATGATGCCAGGATTGTCAACTACTTGATCAGGCTTTTTCTTAGTCATCAAATTCTTTTAGATAAATATCAATTACATCTTTAGTTTTATTTAAGTCTTGTTCAAAGTTACCTTTCCGTCGACATCTTACAATTCGTTTGAGAATATCAAATTCATATGCATTGAGTTCCCAATCTGTTGCAAATTTATATAGACTATCCTTGCCGATATAATGTTTCTGGGTATGTGTGAATGGTATTTCTTTTATACTCATTTTATTCCTTTCAATAATTTCTTTTTTTCTGTTTTATTATATCCATATAATGAAAGTATTCGATCACAACTGTCTTTATCTAATAATTCTAAATATTCAGTTACTTCGGATTTACTTACTTGATAATGCTCTGCAAATTGCTGTATTAGTTTAACATCATACTTATCAGATTTCTTGCCTTTTATATATTTAGCAAATGCTTTATTACTTGGTAATAGATCATGATACAATTTATATGTATCTCTAGGCTTCAATTGACCAATAGTATAACATTGAAGTTCATTAACTAAATCAGTTAGTTCCATTCTCATTGATAGCCACCTATTCACAATAAATGGAGCAAACTTCTTTTGATCTGGTTCTGACCATTCTTCCCACTTTTTCTTTTTACTAGTTACGCCGTTTATAAAATCAAATATACTTGCCATTATAATTTATATTTTTGTTTCCATTGTTTTTCAAACTCGGTACCCATTCCCATTTCCAATATTATAGCATTTTCTGGGACGCCAACCAATTTTTTTGCAGTTAAAATATCATCAATACTCTTTTTTTTATATGTTTTCATTTTTACACGAGCATTGGTTCGATTACTAGTTTTAAATACAATAGTAATTGTTCCTTTTAAGATCTTTTCCGCCATAGTTTTTTTATTATTAGATTAGGATTAATTTGTGATAAGTTTTCGTGATTTGCCATAACAATATCAATTAAATTAATATGACTAAAATGATCAGGACATAATCCGATAATGTGAAATATTTCGTGCATATATTTATTTTGCTAATTCTAATTGATTTTCATTGAATATATGTAATAGACCGTAGTCGTCCATTTCTCCTACGACTCGAATATCTCCCTTAACTGTAGTAAACACTGATACTATAGTACATGGAAAATCATATCCTTTGGGTTTTATAGCTTTATCGCCAATTTCAAATTTACTTGTCATTTTTCTTTATTTTTACTGGTTGAAATTCTTCTGGTATAGCACCACAGTCATCACATCTGAATACGGGTACTGGTACCATGGTATCTTTGTCTTGTCCTGTTAAGAATTTTGAAACTTTATTAATGGCCATTACCTGACGAAAATACATACCTCCGCACTCTTTGCATATAATAGGTTGCATATCGGTTGGCTTAATATTTGGATTGAGTTGATTCATTACTACTTGTCTTATATTTCATTCATAATATTAACAAACATAGCCATTATGTTTATTTCTTTATCAACAACAGTTGCGTCTTTAAACTGAGCTTCAGCAATAATTAATATCATTGCTGCAATATGCCCCGTAGCAAATTCTTCTAGATTATCATATAGAAATGTATATAGTGGCGTAAAATCTCGTACTTTACTATCTGCAATACATTGCCTTACTTTATTGAAGGTTGCTTTTTTATCTTTAGAATTTTTAAGCATTTCCAATACTTCGGTCATATAATTTGCTTGTATAGCACTTGCTTTATCTAATTGCAATGTGCCATCCACTACTGATGCTTGTGCTGCATTAATTGCTCTACGAATATCTGGATATGATGCATTAATAATTGCTGCAATATCTTGTACATCATATGATATATTTTTTTCATCTAACACAGTAACTAATCGTTTTGCTACATCAGTTTTATTAGGTGGTGTGATTGCAAATGTCTGACATCTACTTTGTATTGGATCGATAATTTTCTCTACATAGTTACATGTTAATATAAATCTAGTAGTCTTGCTATATGTTTCCATTAAGTTTCTAAGAGCTGCTTGAGCATTTGGAGTTAAGTAGTCTGCTTCATCTAATATAACAATCTTCCAACGTTTAAATCCTACAGTTGACGCATATCGTTTAATCTTATCTCTTACAGCGTCAACAGAGTTTTCATCAGACGCATTAATATACATCATATCTGCGTCAACACTATTAGCAATAATCTTTGCTAATGTAGTCTTACCAGTACCAGCTGGCCCAAAGAACAATAAATGCGGGACATCACCATTCTTAATGAATATTTTAACTTTGTCAATAATGTGCTCATTACCAATATACCCATCCATTGTATCTGGGCGGAAGGATTCTACCCATAATGTATTTTCTGTTACTCCAAACATATTTTATTGTTTTCCTGTTGAACCAAATCCACCTTTACCTCTATCAGTGTCTGTTAACACTAATACTGAGTTCCATTCTATTTGTTCAACTTTATTTAATACTAATTGACCGATGCGTTCTCCTTTTTCTAGAAATATTTGTTCATTTCCGTGATTAATTAAAATTACACCAATCTCTCCTCTATAATCTGCATCTATTGTACCAGGACTATTTAATACAGTTATTCCTTTACTATATGCTAATCCACTTCTAGGTCTTACTTGAATTTCGTACCCAACTGGAATTTCAACATATAATCCTGTTTTAACTAATAATTTATGACCCGGATTTATAGTTACATCATGATTAGATCTAACATCACATCCTGCACTACCCATTGTTTCATAGTTAGGTAAGTCATTATCTGATTTATTTATTACTCTAACTGTCATAATTAATTCTGTAATTGAACTAGCCAATAGTTAGATTCGAAGTCATTTCCGCTAAAATCAATTCTCGATAATCCCTGACTTGATACATGCATTGTTCCATTATCACCTTTATTTGCTACCAATACTTCCTTGAGTTTATCGGCACTAAAACAAATTGGATCTAAATCTGTAACATCAGTCGTACCAACATCAAATGTAATATTATCTGAATTAACGGTTGAATAATTAATAATAAATTTAATTTCTCCATTAACTACTTGAACTGCAAAATTCTTTGCATCAGGCAACGCATTTTTTGCTTTGATAAATTTACTCATAAATGCATCATCAATCGGCAATGTTACTTCATATGGTGGTTCTGCGTTAATTGCAGGAACTGCTGGAATAACGGTTGTATCTGCTAACATAAAAGTTG